TGTAGGTCCCGTAACCGTCGATGCTGCACCCGTAGGACCCGGTGGACCAGTCGGACCCGTAACTGTTGAGTTGGCACCAGTCGCTCCGGTAGGACCTGTAACCGTTGATGCAGCTCCAGTAGGACCAGTAGGACCCGTTACCCCTTGGATGCCTTGCGCACCAGTAGGACCTGTTACACCTTGCACACCTGTAGGACCTGTCGGACCAGTAGGACCAGTCGCCCCCTGCGGACCAGAGTTGCCAGTAGTAACCACCGAAATAACAGCATCAACCGACACAGCCGACGTAGCCGGAGTAACAACCGCACCAACAGAAGCAGTAGTGCGAGTAACCGCAATCAAATAAGTAGCTAAAGAAGTACCGCCACGATTAACCGTGATAAGGGTCGTAGCCATTATTACCTAGTTACGTCAGCAAGAACCGTGACATTGCCAGAAAGAATCGTCGAAACAGTACCCGAAGCATTTTCTTCCAAATCCCAAAAATACAATCCAGCAGACAAAGCAGCCGACGAAGTAGCAGATAACACACACGTGACCTGCCCAGAAGCAGCACCCGTCACCGTGCAAGTAAACGAAGCCTTGATAGTGGTGGAGTCCTGCTGGCTGCGAATCTGCGCCCGATACGTGCGACCCGTGATATCAACAGCCGTAGACCCATCAGTCGTAATAGTTACGATGAGGGTTTCAGTATCACCACGAGTAATGGTTAGGTCTTGGTCAGCAGGTTGGGCCATACACCCCTGATAATAGCATCAAACTGCATAGCCCGCATCTATCAACACATCATGGACATTTTCAGATACAACATAGGTTTGCCCTGGTTGGAAACTGTATGACTCGGTACCGATATCTGCTTTAACTTTGCGGTTCACTTGGATTTCAACATTAATTTCTGGTCTAACAAAATCTGTGGTTTCAAGAAGGGTGCCTTCAGGGATGAGGGATAACAATTTGCGTGTGGCGTTAGGCCATGAAAAAACTTTGGTTTCAGGGACACGAGCAACAGCGGTTTGTTTAATGGTGCCACGATTTCTGTATGCCTCCATCATTAACTCCTCCAAAATCTTCTGGTTAGGTTCATCCCACTGCCCTATAGTCTCCGCTTTGGATTTAGTGCATGGAACTACCCCTAACGCTAAATGAGCGAACTGGGCTTGTCCTGAGCTGTCTGACACGATTGTAGGAATGCCACTAGCAATAGCCTGTAACGGCATCAGCCCGAATCCTTCGCCACGGGCAGGAGCCACAAAACAATTAGCTTTGTTGTACCAGTCACGTTGCTTGATGGGACTCATCCAATCCCTGTTGAGAAACACTTTGTTACCAAGGTTCCGGCTAGGCACATCCTTAGCGTGGGGGGCAGCTTTGATATGTAGTTCAGCATCAGAAAGTTTCAAAGCATTAAAAGCATTAACTAAAACATCCAGCCCTTTGCGGTACCACAATGACCCGCCACCTTGGAAACGAAACACACCATCATTAACAGTATCCATTGGTTTCCAAAACTTATGGTCAACCCCCAACTGGCAATACGAAACATCATTATGAAACTGGCTGAACAATTCCACATTATGTTGGCATGGCACAATCACCTGGTCAAAATGTGGCAACCACCTACGAAACCTATGAGGCAAAACATCCGTTTCCCACATAGAAAACAAAACCCGATGTTGGCCATCTAACCAACCCTTACACGCATAAGGGACCTGCATATGAACAAGCACCGAAGCATTGTCATCTAATGTCACAGATTTAGGAAGTGAATCCTTAAACCCTTGAAGCATTGACCCATACCCCATCTTCGGGTCATGGAACCCCTGCCAAGATTGATAGTTCACAACGGTGCGGGAGTGCCTTCAATTTGGTGTTTAGAAGTAGCTAACAACTCAACATCATGGCAACCATCAATAGTTTTAGGTTGCAACCCTTCTCGACGAAGACGCTTATACGCAGGCATATCTTTAGACCAGTTCTTTTCACGCTGGTTAATATGTGCTACCTGGGAACCACGAGTAGTTGTTGAGTTAGACCCTACCTGTACCCCTGCAACCCTGCAACCAAAACAACCCTCAACATCCAAATTTGGATGTGTTTCTCTATGCTTCAATATAATCACCATATCCAGCTGCTCGAAGAGCAGTTTCTTCAGTGGCAGTAATTGTATGAATATGACCGCCATGATAGATAATAGCAATGTTGTCTGGATATGCCGGTTGGTTCTCAGTGAAAGAACCGTCGTTCAGTTTGAACACGTTACGACCACGTGCGCCAGGGCGTAAAGCTGCAAGGATTCCTCGTTCCCCTGGCAAAGCCCAGTTCACCAAATTATCTGTAGGTGGCGTAAACGTTGTCATAGTTAGAGAATAGCAAAAGCCCCCCACCGAAGTGAGGGGCCTTCACCATAAATTCCTTGTCGGAAATTATTAGGCGTTTGCACCAATGCTTGAAACAGATTCGATGCGACGAAGTGCTTCCTGACGGAAGATGTCGTAACCAACGAAGTGCTTCCAACCGACTGGGCGGAAACGCTGCAAGAGGTCTTGAATTGTTCCGTAGACGATTGTTGGCTGTGAACCGTACTCTCCGCCCATAGATACAGCCTTGGCAAGAGCCTGCTGTCCCATGATGAGGGTACCGTAAACGTCAATGGTTCCTGATGCACCGGAGTTGTTTGATGCGTCTACGAACAGAGGCGCACGAGGCGACTCCATGAAGCGAACGCCTTCAAACATACCAATTTCACCGTTGTAGATAGGCATTGCATTGGTGTACTTGTAAGCATCACGCCAACCTGAAGCATCTGTAATACCACGAAGGTCATACGAAACGTCTGGGTGGATGAAACCAACATAGTTACCATTGATTGTTGGCACGTTTGCTCCACGCAATTGTGCAACAGCCTTACGGATATCCTTAGCGGTGATGGTGTCATCAGTGTTAAACGTTGTACGGCTTGTTGCTGGAATTGCACCACCTGTTGCGTAAATAACGTTTGTACCAGCCTGGAGAGCATTGCGAGCGATGGTGTCAATTGACAGACCAGCGTTGTAACCAACAGCGTTAGCAGCTACTGGGTCCACAGGGAGGAATGAAGAAGCACGAAGCTTGGCGGTTGTAACAGTTGCGTTACCATATTCACGGAGCGTTACAGTAACTTGGCTGTCGCTCATGGCGACTGGAGTTACGTCTGCTGCTTCACCGAGTTCGGTGGTAGCTGCTGCAAGGTCTGCGAAGACGGTGAACTTAACGGATGCACCTGGGTTAGTTGCGTTTGTTGCTTGAACATCTGCGAACTGGTCAAAGTACATTTCTGGGCGAAGGGCGAAATACGCCAACTTCTCGAAGGCAACCTGGTCTACGGATAGAGCAGAAGTACCTGTTGTTGCGGCAAAAATATCAGCCATTTTGGGTTTTCCTTTTCGGGATTGAGGGTTTAATTGTTAACCAAGGTCTACACCTTGGGCTTGTGCCTCGGCAAAAATATCTGAAACTTCAGCGGCGGTTTCCGCATCCCTAATTCGTTTAATCCAAGATGGTCCTTCAGATGCAGTTTCGGCTCCGGCGGCAATCCTATTGGACTGTTGCCATGCTGCCTTGTCTGGGTCTGCTTGAACAGGTTGGGGTGTAATCAGTTGTGCTTCTTCTGCGGCCTGCCTAATAGCATCTGGAGTTAAGTCACCGTCGTAACCCTTAACGAAATACTTGGCTTGTGGAGAAGCAGGGTCAATACCTGCTCTTACAAAAGCTAGTTCACGTTGGGTTGCTGAGAAATCCGCAACTTGTTTGCGTAAATCTTTGGCTTCCTTTTCCAGTTGTTTCATCCTTGCACGAACAGGGTTCGTTTCAGATGCTGGCTGGTCGTAGTCTTCCTCGTTGAAATCATCTTCGAAATTTGACATTATGGCACTCTCCTTGGTCCACATCACACCGGAGGGTTGTGATGGCTACATAGTTTTTACACCCCGTTTTGCGCTAATAACTCAGGGGGTGGTTATCAGGTTCTCCCATCGGGATACGTTTTTACATTAGCACATTTTATTGGCCGACGGTGCGCAGTCCTGCCATGCCTGTTTGTGTTTCTGCAAATCCGCCACCTTGCTCAAAAGATGCTTGTCTTTGGCGTTTGCGTGTAGCGATGCGTTGTGCTGCGGCTTGGTTTGTTCCGAAGGTTCCGGCTATTTGTTCTGTTTGGCTAATTGCTTGTTCACCTATTAACGGGTTGTAAAGTTCTTGGGTTGCACCAATTTGTTGGAATCCTTGGGCGGCTTGTGCGCGGGTTATACCTTCGGTTGCAAGAGCTTCTGCTGCGGTTGCGTCAAGGTTGAATCCTGCTTGGCGACGTGCTTCGGAAGCTATCTGTGCGGCTTGGGCTTTTTTAATTGCGTCTGACTGGTTGAATCGTTCGGGGTCAATAAAGAATGCTGCGATATCTCCATCGGATAATCCGTAGAGTTGTTTAAGTTCTGCTTTGGTGCCTGGTTCGGCTTGCATAACTGCGTTATAGCCTTGTGATACGCGGGCGTTTAGTTCATTGGGTGAAATGTCTTTTCCAATGAAGTTAGCAAAATCGTCTTGGCTGTCATAGAAACCTTTAGGCAAACTATTACCGGAAAGCGTTGTACGGTATGACGATTCCATGTTTACATAATCGGTTGGAGACAATTCAGGAAGCCCTGCTGCTTGACGAATTTCATTTCCCTTAAAACGGGTTTTGTATTGTGGTGTGTCTTTAATAGAAAAAAGCAAAACATCTGGATTAGCAACAAGAGTTGGGTCGTCAACAATTTTTTGGGATAAAGAATCGGCAAGTGAACCCAAACCGTAGTAATTGAGGATTGATTTAAGGTCGTCTATTGCTGCCATTATGATGTCTTTCCAAATGCTTTAGCTATTGATATAGCTGCTGAACGGTAAGTTTGTTTAGCGTCATCAGTGTTTTGCCATTCAGGTAAAGACCTAAGATGACGATTCCATTCTGAAGCATCCATAGTGCGGTACTCGTTAGTTTTAGGGTCTTGATAATTCAAGGCTGTATTCCACTTGTCTTGTGTCCAGTCAATTGTTGACGGGTCAATACCAAGAACGTTTTGTGCTGCATTAGAATACATAGACACAGCAGTTTTAACGTCTTGGCCTTTATCTATTTGTGGGGCTAATGAACGATATTGCTGTGATGCTTGGAGTTTCATTTGTTCTGTGAACTGTGCTTCAGTTTTGGTGCCTTTGAGAATTTCTGTTGTCCACTGGTCAAGCATCGTTGGGTCTACTTTTTGTGCGTAGTTGTCAGCAATAGTACGAAGTCCAACAGATACGCTTCCTTGACGCAACGCCATTGTCCCTTGTGGGCCGCCTGATGTAGCTGTGGCTGCTGATTCAGACCCAACAGCATTAGTGGTTTGCTGGTCTGACCATCCAAATTTAATTTTGTTTTCGGCAAGCAGGCGAAGACTGGCATCTGATAGGACAACACCGGAACCTGATTTGAGTCCGTATGCTCGAAGGTCCTCAATGCCTTTGTTGATGTCTGCTTCAAGTGTTGCAGGGTCAGTGGATTTTTTGATGTTGTACTGGCGGGTTGCTGATTGGGTTGTACGGAACCAGTTGGTGTTTTGAAGGCGGCCAGTTAGTTTTGTTTCGTCGTTGTACCAACCTTCTTTAACGGATTGGTCAATGATTTTGTGTACGTCAGGGTTGTCGTTGTACACATCCCACATGGAACCAAATTCGTCTTGAATTATTTGCTGCCATTTTGAACCACCAACGGTTACTTTTTTGCCATTAACTACTGCTTGATTTTTGCCAAGTTTTGTAGTGGTGGCAGTAGTTGTTGTCCCGCCAGTAGTGGTCACAATAGGTGCAGTAGGCCCTGTGGCTTTTACTGGTGCAGTAGGTCCTGTGGGGGTAACAGTTGGACCTGTAGGTTTTGCAGGAATTGTTGTAGAAGTTGTTGGTCCTACTGGTTGAGGAACGGTAGTAGAAGGCGCAACAGTTGTAGATGGGGAAACAGGAACAAAAGAAGAACCCTTTTTAACTAACGGAAGAAGTTGCGGGGCTAATGGATTCATGCCACCACCACGTTCGGTTTGTGCTGCATTATAAGCATTTGCTGTTTCTACAGCACCATTCAAATCAAACTGTTTATATTTTTTTGCAAGTGCATCTTCCTTGCTAGAAATACCACCAGCAAGGGTGCCGCCCAAAGGTTTGTATCCTTGCGCTTTGGCAGTTAATAATGCAGATAATCCCAGAACTGTACTAATTGATAAGTCGCGTTGATAGATGGCATCACTTTGTGCAGAGCTAAAACCTGGTGAAGCGTTTACTTTTTTGTCGTACTCATTAACAGTTTTTTGTGCTTGTTTAAGTTCTTTTTCAAGGTCAATAAGGTTGAGGTCTTTAAGTTGAACACCTTTTTTAAGAAAAGATAATCCCCCACCGAACTGGTTTAGTACGTCTTCATTTGTGGCCATTATAAACTTCCCAATACTTTAGATACATTGCTGATAGCGGATAAGTATTTTGTTGCGTCTGATTCGGCACCGTACTTTTGTTCGATGCGACTCTTGAAGAACGTATCGGCTGATGGGGCTGTGGTTGTGGATGTTCCACTAGATGCCGACTGGTATGAACTGACAAGGTTAGCTACTGCTTTATCGTCTAGTTTGCGACCCATAATGGTGAGGGCTGTTTGTTGCAGGACTTCTTTAAGGTCTAATGGTGAAGGTACTCTGCCTACGTTGCTTCCTCCACCAAGGGAAAAATCTGGTCCTTTAGCTACTTCTCCAAGGGCTGTCTGCCAGTCAGTTCCTTTAGCTATTGCGACTTGATACAAACTTTTGAAAGCATTAAGGTCGCTATTTGCAAATCCGTTTCCTCTTTTGGCTGAACCGTACCAACCTTTTTGTTGAAGTATTGCTTGGATTTGGTTGCGTTTAATATCATCTAAACCGGAAAGAATTTCACGTATTTTTTGGTCACTGATTTCTGACGTATTAGTTCCACCTGCTCCTGGGATTGGGTGGGTAGCTAAAAAGTCTGATGGGTTGAGTGAACCACCTGGTGTTGGGGTTGTTGTTGGAGTTGGTGTTGGGGTTGGTGTATTGCTCATTGTTCAACTTCTTTGGATAGCAACCTATCGTACACCCGCCCAAAGTCAGGATATTTTTCGGTAACGGCACGAGCATATGATGCGAGATAGTCACGAAGGTCTTGGTCACTTTTAGCTGTTAATGAATTATGTCCACGGTTAGATGCTTCAACAAGTGCTTGGTTACGTATCTGGCTGTAATACCTGACTCCTTGTGCAACTTGGTTATTGTCAAGGTCTGGTCGTGCTGCTGCTTTAACAAGTGATTCAATTTGTTTAGGTACTTTGTTGGGGTCGTAAGTCATTTGTGCATAACCAGGGTATTTAGCGTTTAACATATTTCGGTATTGGGACATGTATTCACGTTGTCCAGAGTCCATAGAGTCAGGGAACTGTGCTCGCATTTGACGGTAGAAAGCCATACCAATGGTTTGTTCAGCTGCCGCAAGGGTTTCTTCGGGGGTAAGTTTTTTACGTTTGCCTGTGTTGAGTTGACGCTGGTAAACAGTCATATCAAAATCTGTGCCGACAGGCCCGAAAAATCCTGCTACATCTTTGAACTGGGTAAACAACGAAGCATTTTGGCGTTCAAAATCACCAAATTGTTTTGAAGCATCAAGCCCGCCATACATAGCTTTAGTTTTGTTGCCCATATATACAAATGCGTCTTCACCAAAAGTGTTAATAAAGTTAACTACTGCGGTGTCGTAGTCTTTGTTTTGCATTTCACGGAATGTTTGGGCAAGAGCTGACGTATAAACATCTCCACCTTTGGCATGAATTTTGGGGTCATATGAACCTGATGCCGGACCTGTGAACTGTGTTAATCCTCGAAGAACAGATAGATAACGTGCTTTGGTTTTGGCATCGTTCATTAGCCGTTCACGGTCATTAGAATCTGAAGTGTTGTAGTTACCTGTAGCTGCTAAAGCTTGCATGGTTTCTACAACGGTGTTCATAAAGACTTTTGAACCTTCATTGCCGGTCATTCCATCAAGAACTTTATTAAGCCAAGTAGGTCTTAAAGCTTCAGTCAATGCGCCTCTTTCACCATAAGGCAAAAGGATATGGCGGATGGTGTCTGTTGATGGGGAATCAGGAAGAAGTTTAGATACAGCCCATGTAGCCATAGGACCCAACCCTGGTTTCCAGTCAAGACCTTGTCCGATACCTTTAACGGCAGCGTTGATAGGTGATTCAACACCAAACAGGGCTTTAGTTAGTTGACCTGATAATGGGAAAGTAAAACTCCATTGTCCTGATTGTGGGTCTTTATATACAAAACCACGACCATTTTGGTCTGGGTCGCCTGTAGTCGCGCCATGAACAATAAGTTGTCCTTTACGAAGAACGTTAATATCTGGAACAATGTTTGGTCCACTGGCATTGATTGGGTCAAAAGCCAGTTTACCCATACGCCCAATAAACTCTGCCCACTGTTGTGCAAATGGGGAAACAATACGCATAGCATCAACACCATTGCGCCGGTCTACGGCATTATAAAACATTTTCATTGTGTCATCAATAGCTTGACCCGATGCAAAAGCATTTAGTTCAGCGGCAGTAATTGTGCCGTATGATTTTCTTGCACCACTTTGTAGGTCTTGGAGTTTTGTCCAAGTTTCTTTTCCAACCATAAGTTCTGGTCGTTTACCTGATGCGGTTGCTCGACGGGTTACATCGTTAATGATTTGGTCAATAGATGGTTTGTCTAGCGAATCGGCAAGTTTATTTACCCACCCGTAATACAGTTCACGAAAAACTGGCGAGCGTTCAAGTTTAGCAATTGGAGTATTGTAAAGTTTTCCATGAAATAATTCAGTTAAACGGCTCATTGAATCTTTGAGTGTTGTAGATTCTGGTGTTCTAGGGTCAATCATTTCAGCAACAACACGTTTAGGCATATTGGGGTCACCATAAATACTTTGATGACCTAATCTTTTTACAAGGTCAGGTGTTGCTTCACCATCAACAAAAGCAAATGGTCTAACAGTAATTTCACCGGAAGCTTTATTTATTGCTGTTATCTCACCTTGTGCTAAACGTCGTTTACCTTGTTTATATAGAACTCTTTCACCAACAGCAACTTTACCTTTTTCAATAAGGTCAGCACTTATATTTAATTCTTGTACTTTGCCCTGAGCAATAATGTTATAAAGTTCTGGGTGTTTACCTGTCACATAGTCAAGACGGGATTGTACTTCGCTAATATGAGCAATAAGATTTTGGTCATTTTTCAAGTCTGTTGGTATGCGGTCCCATTCGCCAGTTACTTTATTGTAGGTTTGGCGGCCATCTTTATAGTATTGGCTCATAGTGTCAAACCATTTTTTAGCGTCAGGGTCACCACGTTTAATCATGTCAAGAATATCTTGTGGAGTTACATCACCATTTGTTTTATTGGCAAGTGTTCGAGCAAGCCAATCAGAGTTTAATTTTCCTATTTCATCGGCATGTCCACGGATATATTCAGATGCACTATCAATTGTTTTGTCACGGACTGTAAAGTTTCCTAAACGTGTTGCTTTACGCCACGCTGTAACAGGGTCTTTATATCGTGAATTTAGAGCTTCTGTAGTTATAAACTTAAATGCTTCCTGAGCATCAGATAGTTGATTTGCTGATACTTCAGCATCAAAACCACGACCAAATAAATCTGTTGTTTTAAGTCTTTTGTTTGTTAATGAAAGATATTCAAAAGGGTGACGGATAATACTACTTACTCGTTTCCCTGATAATGCAATCATCAATTGTGAGTCAACAGTATTTCGTACAAAGTTACCTGCGGTTAATGTAACAATTGGTCGCCAAACATCTTCTTGTATAGATGTTATAAGCGAAAATGGTGCTCGTAATTGTCCTGCCTGCACCAGAGCTTTAAGGTTTGGGTCGCCCACAACACCCTGTTTAGCAATAACCCAGTTAATTGGTTTAGAAGCAGTAAGCCTTCGCAATTGACGCACATCAGGAATGTAATAATCATGCTGTGCAAATTCAGATGTTAACCCTGGACCTGCCCATGTAACGTCATTACCGGCAACAGGTGAAAGTCCGTGCATTTTATTGTATGAACCCCAGTCTTGAATGTCGCTTGTTTCGTCAACTGAAAATCTTGCTTGGGCATCACGAAGTTTTTTTACACCATCAAATACGGCATCAACAATTTCACGATGTACTGATTCAGTACCAACTTGAAGTTCTGCTGTTTTAGCTTTTCTATCAATTTTTGTTATGTAAGCAGCTTCACCAGAGTCAGTAGTTACACGTTGTCCAACATTGAAGTTTCTGTCAAAAGCATTTTGATGATTTGTCAGTGTTGAAAGGTCAGCAGTTTTTTGTCCAGTTTCCTTAAACCCACTAGAAGATTTACGCATTACTTCATCAAATCTATTGGTAAATGCTTCTATTTTGTTTGGGTTCTTTTCAAGCATGACAGAAGCAGCTTGGTTAAGCATTGACCGTGCTTGTGTCGGCTCAACAAGAGACAATTTCAACATGCGGTCAATAGTGTCAAGATGTTTAATTTGGTCAGCAGGACTTTCTGCTTTCATTAAATTAAAACTACGGTTAGGCACATACGCATATGCTCGTGAAATTTTGTCACCCAAAGGAAGTTGAGAAATAAATTTGTCTCGATTGGCAAGAGACATATAAACTTTTTTACCGCCTTTAATATCTCCCGTATCTACAAGACCTTTATGTGTTCCAAGTTGGTCAAGAAGCATAAGACGAACTTTGTTAGGGTCAGATTCTTTAGCCAAATCCATAGCAAGTTGCGGTTCAATTTTACGGCCATACAAATCCCACACACCAGCAAAATCATTAGTTTGAGCAGTACGGTCAACAACACGTTGGGCATGAGCAGTAGCAAACCAATGATTAGCTTTTTCAAAATCAACTTGACTACCAACAAGGATTCCTTTACGGGCATTATCTAAATCGTTTACACGAACATTATTTACAACTTCAACCTTAATTAAGTTGTCAGTTTTTGAAACAACCCTAAATTGTGTTCCACGAGGAAGCAAAAATTCTTGCTCAATATTTTTACTAATGTCAGTTAGTTCTCCACGAACCCCATAAGTAAAAAGTCCTCGTGTTCCAGGTGGATTAACAATTTCAAGAACAACGCCATTTTGTCCATATTTAGCAGCTCTAGTAGTTGCATAACTTTTATTTGCCGATGTTGAAGAAAAACCTTTTTCTGTAATAACATCACCAATTTTTGTATTTTTATAACCAGCAATAAAATCTGCCCCAGGTTGCCCAGTGATAGCACGATATGTAACAAATGGTTCTTCAATAGATGGGGCTTTAGCCATCAAGTTATCAAGCCCAGTTATGACTTGTTGAACTTCGGCATATTCTTTGGGTTTCAAATACTTGGATGCATTTCCTGACCTAAGTTCGTCTTGAACGGCTTTATAGTGAAAATCACCACCTGTATATCGTTGAACAGCAAGAACATCATCGTCACTAAAGTCAGAAATACTTTTTCTAAACTTATTAGTTAATTCAACAAATTTATTAGAAGATAAAGGTTTTGCTGCGGTAACAAATTTTCTAGCATCCTCAATTTCTTTAGCAGTCATCTTTGTCGCATTGATAACTGTTGAACCTTTACCTACTGATTCAATTGCTCGTGCCGCACCAGAAATAAGTGCTCCACCTTTGCCTGCTTCTTCAGCAGCCAAAATCACATCTTTAGCTTGGGAAGCACCAGGGACAGAAGGAACAGCCAACGCTGTAGCAGCATCAAAAACACCAGACATAAGGTTGAAGCCCATAGTGTCAGGTTGAAAAACAGTAGAAGCAAGACCACGGCCAATAGTCCAAGCATGACCACCAATAGTTCCTCGATAATCACGCGCACGTTGAGCTTGAAGTTCACGGGCTTTGCCACCCATAAAATATCCTGTGCCAGCTTGCGTGTCATTTTTAATTAGTGAACCAAGGTCGGTAGATGCAAACCATCCGTCAATGCTGGAGTTGTTATCAAATGCTTGGGCGGCGGTTCCTTGGATAATGTCAAGGGGAAGGTTTAACGCGGCAAAACCATATCGTGAACCAGTTTTAATTTTATCTGTTATGTTGCGTTCATACCATGATTTTTGTTTTGGTGGTTCAGTAGCTTGAACCAATGAAACGCTTGATGCTTGTGGATAAATTTTGTCAATAGTTTGATTAGTCATCCCTGATTTAGCCATTGCAAGTTTTACACCAAGAGTTAAACCAGGGTACGCAGCGTGGATTTCACCAAGACGAGTAGCTATTTGTGGGGTTGCTGTTGCTTGGAATTGGTTAACTTTTGTGTTCTCTGATTGGAGGGTATCAAAAATAACATTATCTACAGCAAGGCTATTTGTTTTAGTCACTATGCACCTTCATTAAGTAATGAAGACAACAAATTACCTAAATCAGTGTTAGGGAATTGACGATACAAAACTTTTAGTTCTTCTAATGAATCATTAAACCCTGGGGCAATAGTTGGTATTCCTGCTTGTGACATGTTTGGTCCAACACCAAAATCTGCACCGGCAGTAATGGGTTCAGTAGGTCTATCTGTTGGTCTTGTTAAACCACCCATTGAGCCAGGTGTAATACGTTGTGGCATTGAAGGTGCAGGTGATGGACCCATCGGAACAACTTTTTGTGCAGCAAGTTGTTTACCAGCTTCACCATAAGCTTGGCCTTTAGCAGCAGTAGAAGCCATTTTTGCTGCAGGGTTCTGCAAGTCGGTACGGTTTGAATAATCAGCCATTAAGCCCCCATTGAATTAGCAAGTGCCATTACACCACCAGGTGATTTAGGTTGAGCAGCAGCACCAGCACCCCCACCAAGACGACTAAGAAGGTCATTAAGTTGAGGAGGTCCAGCAGGTGCGGCACCAGTGCCAGCTTCCATACCCATACCAGGTGCAGATAAACCAGGTTGTGCAGCGGGTGTGCCAGCAGGAACCTGTGCAGCTTGACGTTCTTGTGCGCGTTTCTGTGCAGCCATAATTGCCTGTGAAAGATTCATCTTATTTGATTGTACTTGTGTTGCGATAAAAGCCAAATCATCAGGTTGGTACGGGCCATTAGGGTCGGCTGCTTGTGTTTGAATAGAAGACAACAATGCGGCTTCGATACCTTCAGCAACAAGACGGTCTTTTTCTAGTTCTGGGTCTGAGATAAGAGGGTCTGCTTCACGGGCTGATTCTTTAGACATAAGACCTGTACCAAGACGTTGACCTAAACCAACAATGAGACTGTTGACATCTGAACCTGCGGCAGAGTACGAAACATAATGGAAGTCTGTTTCCCATAGTTTGTTTGGTGTGTAATCTTTGATTCCTCCACCTGCTCCTGGCAAAAAGAAAGATTTAGATGTGTTGCCCCAATAGTTTTTTTCTATTGCAATAGCTACTTTGTCTTCTTCAATCATTGATGCAGCAAAAATTTCTTGTGATTCTTGTACTCGGAAGTCAACTGTTGCTGCAAGGATGGAATCTCCACGGCGACCTGTGCGGATGTTGGTTCCTGATTCTCCACCAAACTCTGCGGGGATAGCACCTTCGAGCCGTTCTTGGCGTTCAAGACGGTCTAATGCTGAGTCTGTTTTGTAGCCAGGGTTTGACTGTTGTGTTTGAATATCTCCACCCTTAACAACACCAAGCTGTCCTGATTTGCCATCTGCAATTTGTAGGATTTCAGGGTTTTCACCTGGTCGTGCTACAAGGTATTCATCAGGGAAAATGCCTCGTTCAATGGCAATTTCAGTTAGGGCTTGCAAACGAGCACGTGTGTAGTACATGCCAAGCAAACCGTCAAATTGTCCGTGTGCTTTATCGAGCGTGATGCGTTGAGGAACAATAACAAGTGGCGTTCCGGTGCGGTTTATAATGCGGGATAGTTCTACAGCAGGTGAACCCATGTAAGCGGTGCCACTAATAGGGTCACGTTCTTTTTCATATCCCATAACAAGGGTAACAATTTCATCTGCTGAACAGTATTCAAGCAAAGTAAACATGTCATCTGGTTGTGGGTTTCCAACACGAAGTACGCCATTCATGGCGTAACCAAAGTTTTCACATATCCATGCGTATGTGCGGCTGTAAGAAAAAATACAGTCGGTTGGGACTGGGTTGTCGACATCTGCTGATGGGGCAGGGAAAGTATCTAGTGGGTTGCGTAACTGCCACTCTGGAATACGTTTGTCAAAGTTGGGTTTGATATAGATAGGAGAGTTGCTATATGCAAGAAGATGACGCGCACGGCGACGCATTTTCATGTTCATACGGTTCTGGTCCCAAATGGAAAGCATTGCTCGTTTACGGTCACGAGCCATAGCCATGCTGCGGTCTTGACCTTCACGTAAAGCAGGGAAATAAGGCACCGGCATTGTTGAAGATACACGCATAGCCATTTGGTCTAGCCCTTGTACCAGTAGGTTTGCAACGGAAGATTTAGTGTTTCGGTCCAATTCGTTCAACGGAACAACCACGTCACCATTGGCAAGTTGACGAACTTGGCGCATTTGTGAAAGGACAGGTCCTTGTGCTTTTACACGCTGGCGGTAAAGGTCAACTATTTCTTCAATTGATTTCATGCAGGACCTTTAGTGTGACTCAAACAACATAACGATAACACACAGTTCACGAGTTAAGCCACGAAGGTCGCCACTGTCGGGGTGGAAGTTTAGATGTAGACAAGTTAGGGATGTTCAAAACAGCCATCCATATGGACATCACAATGTCGGTACCGTTCTTTTTGTCGGTAGTCCATGATGTTAACTCCCCAACAGCAGCCATAGTCTTCCAAGTTATACGGTTATTTGGAAGACGTATATTGCCTGTCCTGAAAATCTGTGGAAGCAAAGCTTCAACACCCAATTTTTCATCCAGTTTGTTTCGGCTAGTGGTATGAGGAAGGATGTTAACCATGCTACGAGATGCCCATTTGCGTACAAAATCATGCTGCAAAAGGAACCGCTGTGCAGCGTTAATTTCTACAATCCAATGGGAAATTGGGTATCCCAAACGAAACGACCTTTCTTGCCATTCATCCATAATGCCGGAATACTCGCCTGTGGTGGTGTTGTACCCCAGTAGTTCTTCAGCGGTAAGTTTGCAACGCTCAATATCCACTATATGATAAAGGTTTAGTTCTGGTTGATAAAGCATCCATGTTAAAGCCCAAAATTTTGTGGGGGAAGGGTCAATAGAAACCACAGATAAAACAGGTGGAGCTAAACCTGGTGGGATTTGCCCATGATTACGGGTGTCATCAATACATCCAGGGTATGTAACCCCATCATCTCCTTGGCCACCGTATATCCAAATCTTAGATATGAGATATCCATCTAGTTCTAGTTCTTCTTGCTGGTATACAACACGGAAAACATCAGGTTTTGAATGGCGTATAAACGATAAATCTTTCCACGGTAGACGTTTAGGGTCTAAAAGTGGCCCATCAGGATAGGCAGGAGAGTCAAAACGGCGTGATTCTTTGCCGGTATCTAGTTCTGGGTAGTACGCCTGATACACAATATGGCGGTACTTAGATGATTTAAGTGGTTCCATAGCGTCAACCTGTTCAGGTGTTTCAATATCTGACCCGTCGTAATTTTCATCAAGGTCGTCATACGAAACTTTTGCTAGACAATGGGCGTATAAGTCCCCTGCTCCTAGACGCTGACCAATAACACACAGCAAACCGCCTGGGTCTACACGGGCTTCAGCCACGCCATCCCATCGTTCCAACAGTTTGTCTCGTGAAGCTGATTCACGGGTGTTGTCGGGTGAAGCTACGTCGTCAAAAAGGCAAAGGTCGGCGCGGTGTCCAATGAATTCTGCTTCGATACCGTAGGCACGTACGGTTGGTTCTTTGTTGTCCAACCCGTTGCCACCGATTTGTTCCACAACAAACTCGTCTGCCCTCCATAACGCTCCTTTATCTGTAGGTCTGAACCTGCCGTAGTCAATACTTAAACAACCCAAAGCATCTTGTGCTAGTCCTTTCTTGACAAGCATCGGGTCAGGAAGCATAGGCATAGGGCGTTCAAGGGTTTCACGGATACGGCGTGAGTACAACTTCGCCATGTTCTGAGATACGGACCCAATCATTATTCGGATGTCTCGTTTACGGCAGATAGCCCACACCGCTACATCATGGAACAGGGTTGATTTACCAGCACCAGGGGGTACGTTGATTACTACAAATTCTTTTTCTTCTGATTCAAGCCATTCAACAATTTTCAGGGCCGCATCCACCTGCCAAGGTGAAGGTACACGACCAAGGTAATACTCACGGAAAAAGCCAAAGTCTTCCAACCCTCTGATGGCTTCTTCACATAACTGGTCATGTGGGATGGCTGATGGTAAATCAATGGCTTCCATAAAGGCGTTGTACGAGTCGTTTTGTACTCCACCGGAATGGGCGCGAGACTTGTTACCTTTAAGGGTTTCAAGGTCATGGCTTGCTTGTAGAGCTTTAGCTTTGGCTAACCATTTGGAACCCGTGTTGATATGGATGCCAGCAACACGGGAAGCATCTCCGATAGTTTTACCGGAGGAGATAGCAGCAAAGAATTTAGCTTTGTCTGCTGGTGAAACTGAACGCTTTGTACCCATGTGTTTATAAGGGTACCACTAAGGGTTTACCACTTAACTTTGTTCGCCCAATATGCGGCAGACATTTTACCTTTAGCAATGTTTTTAGCATGCCGAGCCTTGAATGCTTTATTCCTTGCAGACCCATCAGGGGAACCTTTAACACCTTGCTGACCGAATCGAATCAGTTTTATTTGGTTGCCTTCTTTGGCTACAACCACATGAGATTTAGTTGGGTTATTAGGGGTAGCTTTTGGTTTGTTATAACCAGTGACACCTGCCCGTTCCAACCGTGGGTCCTTCTTTGCAGGCATTACTTCTTCTTTGCTTTAGATATAGCCATGTTATCAATCAGATTCGGATACGGCCTGCCAGCCTTAGCAGCTCTTGCTTTTGCTGATGCTTTCTGTGCAGATGTTAACGGTGTTGATTTCTTTTTAGGATTTGGTTTATCCCAAACAGGTTTAGATTTCATAGTGGAAACACTAACACCATGTGATATGCTGATGGTAACTTCACAAGACCTCCTCGATGGGATATCGACAAGGCAGGCATGGTCGTACAACACTTGCACGTTGCGGGGCATTTCACACCAGGGAACTGGGGTAGACGAAACCTGCAATCAAGAACATCTGAAACAGATGGTTGTTCCCCTATTGTGTCAGAGTTTCGAGCAGCGTAATAAACGTCATCTTATTAAACATTCCGGTGTCGGCTAAAAGAATTTGGCTACGGCGACCTTGGTATCAGTTTGGTATCTAAACCGTGGGGGAAGCTAAAGACACCCCTGACATTCCGCTGGCGCGGCTAACGCCCTCGGCTACGCCATCGGTTGTTGGCAGTGAAAAGGAGTAAATCAGTGGACAGGTCACACACCGTTCCTTCGCCATAGAAATTTACAGTCTTCAGAAAGCGGCCCCGCCAAGTGTTCCACACAACCAGCACGTCGACCACACACAGCACCCAACAAACCACCCAAAGCAGCACACACCAAAAGAGTGAAAACCGGTGAAAACGATAATACATATATACGCCCCCCCATGGCCTCGGCAGACCCCCCGTTGCGTTATGCCACGC